TCCTTCATCCCGGCAGTGTCAACAGCATATTGGCTAGATTCTGTGAGGCTGTCGATCTGCTCACGGTTGGCGTCGATCAACTCTTGTATTGCGAGTTCCTCGGCGGCGCGGATGATTGCCAGATCCTCTTCTGCCCCGGCAACACCTTTCAAGAGCGCGATTTGCTCGGCGTAGGATTCTTTTGTTGTCGTCAACTGCTTAATGAAATCACTGATCCCATCCCATCTCAATGATTCTGCGGCTTGTTCTACTGCTGACAGCGCATCCTCAATGCCTGACGTTGATACATAGGCGCTTGGCACTGACATTATCGCATCTATTGCCGGTTGCGTCGCTATGGCCCCGCCTGAAGCGTAACCACGATTCATGCCCTCTATTTTCGATGCGTTTTTGTTCGCCGCTTGTTTGTTGAGGACAAAAACATACTCTCCACCTTGGCCGATATGGTTCACGCCATCAGGAGTTGTCCCGAGGTAAACGTCATCTTTTACGCCTGACCCTTCATTTATCCATCCACCGGCAGGATGAGACGACAGCCATCCGCCTTTCGCATGGCCCCATTCTGTTTGTGGTGTCGTGGTATCTGGCGTGTACCCATTATCGTTGCCAAGGTCGGCGTTGTCGCTAATCGTGTCTCCATAGTATCCGGCAAGATTTGACGTGGCGTTCTGGATGTCAGCAGCCGCCCCGGTAGCAGCCCCGGCCAAGTCGTAAACACCAGTTTGGATCATCTCAAAGGCTGCGGCTAATTCATCTGCTGCCGATGGAACACCGGCCATCCCTGCAACATATTCAGCGGCGGCGTCCGTGGCATCTCCGGCTGCTGGTCCGAGCTTCTCCATCTCGGACATCATGTCCTGCCATATTTCGCTTGATCTGGTCCACTTTCCGGTTGCCTCATCATACTGAAGCATGGCCCAATTCATGCCGTCTACCATTCCTGATTCGCTGTTAATCACTGCGTCGGCAAGGATCATGGTACCATCGGCGGAGCTTAACGATATGGCCTCAAACTCCATAAGTTCACCATTCAGCAGCTCAATGTTTTTCTTTGCCTGCTCAGTAAGCCCTGACGTGTCCACCAGTTCACCGTTTTGCCCTATTCCTGACGTGGCGGTGATATGGTCAATGTTGATGCCGCTATTGTTCAACTCACCTTTGAGGTCGGTGGAGTCACGGACGCCCCATGTGTACATGATCGCAAGGGCCGCGCCCATAGCGCCGAGTGTGGTGCTGAGTCCGGTTTCTGCGGCAGCGGCACCGCCACCCTCTGCTGCCGCTGTCAACCCTTCGCCAGCAACAGTCAGACTTTCTCCGCCGGCAACCACAGTTTCACCAGCTACGGTCATTCCTTCGCCAGCTACGGTCAGACTTTCTCCGGCGACAACAAGCCCCTCTGCTGCTTGGGCCTGTGCCAGCACGTAGGCGTCAAGTATTGCAGGAGTTGCGGTGCCAGCGGCTATACTTGTACTGGTTGACCCTGCCGCTATTGCTGCTGCTGCTCCAGACCCGGTTATATAGGTTGTTACGTATTCGGCGACAGGAGTTACTACGTTTTCAACTATGCTGTCAGCTACTAGATCCTTTGCGTATGACGTGACTAATGATCCAGCTATCCCTGCGGCAGTGTCTCCGGCAGATTTATCCGAATCTCCGCCCCCCTTGCCGCTCCCGCCGCTCAACGAGGTAAACCAATTACCATCGCTGGTCCCGGTGATGTATTCAACAAATTCTTGAGCCGCCCAAGCCGCCGCCATATCGGCAAGCACTTTGAGAAACTTGTCGAGCATGGAGTCCCACAACTCATCCCATGTATCCCCAATATCCTCAAAATCTCCTTTCATGATCAAGAAGAACGAGTCCGAAAAAGCCTCCTGCATGTCTGTAGCAAGATCTTTTGCCAGGTCATACATCTGCTCACTGGCGGTTTTCTGCGCCTTTATTACATCCTCCCACCCTTTAGCAAAGGCGGTGAGCGGATCCTTCATTTTCTCAAGTTCTTCTCGCTGTTTCTTCAGCAGTTCGATCTGTTCCGGGAGCGCACCAGTTACTTCTGCCCGCTGAATTTCGAGATCGAGCAGGTCGGTTTGTATGTCGAGTGATTTGTAATATTCGCCGTCAATTTCTGCGAGTGCGAGTTGAGCGTCCTTTTTCGATTGGAGGAGGTCGAGTTCAGCTTCTTTTATAGCCTGTGCAGATTGCAGCCGTTGAGCGTCAAGGATTCTCTGAGCTTCAGCACTTCCGGCGTCTGCTGCTGCCATCAATCGTTTGCGCTCAATGCTCTCGTTGTCTAGCTGGGCTTGCAGTTGTGCGGCCTCTACGTTTTTACCCTGGCTTTGAAGGAGTTGAATTTCTACTTCCTTGTATGCCCGCGCCGTTTCTTCGGCGGCTAGTTTGGCTGCTGTGCCTCCTTCCGTTTCGGCAATAGTCAGGGCTGTTTGAGCCTCAAGTACAGCTTTCTTTGCTTCCTCAACCTGCTTGAGTGCGTCTGCCTGGGCCTTGGCGTCTTTTGCCGCAACAGTATTGCCATCCTTGTCTGTTATCGGCTTGATGTTGCTTGCTGCATCCTGCGCGGCGGCAAGCGATGCTTCGGCGGCGGCAAGATCGGCTTTCAGCGATTCCTGTGTTAGCTGGTTTTTTTGATCAAGGTATGATTCGTATGATTTGAGGCCAAGGTCGTAAGCCGATTGGTTTTCTGCTTCGAGTTTTGCGTTGGTTGTCGTGGTGATTGCGGCCTTTCTCTCTGCCGCCGCTTCGAGGTATTCTATCTCTGCCTTCAGTGCGGCGTTGTAGGCGCTGTTGGTGCTTTTATCTCCAGTTTTGCCAGCGTCTTTTTTATCCAACTCCTTCATTTTTTCGGCAAAAACAACATAGGCTGTCTCTTTGTCGCCGGTCAATTTGATGAAGGCGTCTCGGTCTGCCTCGTATTTGCTCTTCATTTTGGCATAGACTTCATCGGACATTCCGCCGATGACCGAGTATGCTTGCTCGTATGCAGATGAAACAGTGAGTTTCTGATTTTGAGCGTATTGCCTATAGTCGCTCATACTCTGCGTTTCTGCCCTCTGCCAAACTGTCGTGAAGTGGTTTGCGGCAACATTATCTGAGTCCATAATGTCGTCTACCATCTTCTGCCGTTCCGTGAACGTCGCTTTCGAAAACTTCTCGAAATCAATTAATCCTTTTCTGGCAAGCTCCGCGCCTTCGCTGAATGTCCCCCATACGCTTCTTAGGTCTGCTGCTTCTGCGACTGCTTTTATTGCCGCTGTAATCTTGTTTATTCCAGAGACAACTTCGTCAGATTCAATGAGGTTTGCCTTGAGGTCAGTCCACGCCTGAGACAGTTTATTGACTGCTGCCTGGCCAGACTCAAGCCCTGCTGTTGCCGCTGCCTCGCCATACATCTTGTGCAACTCGTCGGCCAATTTCGGGAGAAGATCGGAGGCCAGGACATCGCCTGTCTCCATCATCTTCATCAACTCTTTGGTGGACATATCCATTGCCCGTGCAGCTATCTGAAGCGCACCAGGGAGATGGTCGCCAAGCTGTCCCTTCAGCTCTTCAGCCTGGACAGTCCCTTTACTCATCATCTGAGAAAGTGCTTTTAAGGAACGCTCAACACCCTCCTGAGACATTCCGAGAACAGCCGCCGCCTCGGTCATGGACGAGAATATTTGTCTGGTTTTTTCACCTTCGAGTTGAGTTTCACGGCTTGAGGCAATAAGATCCCGGTACGCCCCGGTCAGGTTATAAAAGTTCTGCCCGGTCTTATCTGCCGTATCTCGCAAAAACTCAAACTCACTAGCCATTCCCGCCGCGCTGCCGGTAATAGCCGTAAAGCTGCGCTGGAGAGTATCGACCATTACCGTTACATCGACAACGCTTTTTCCAAAACTGTATATTGCCGATGCAGATAGGTAAGCGAGAGCAGCTTTTGCCGCACCGCCCAACATGGTCATAGATGAGCTGGCTTTTCCTGTAGAACCAGATATTTTGTCGATTTGAGCCTGAGTTAAGCCGAACTGCTTACCGAGTGCCGCAACCTCTTTGCTTGTCAACCCTGCCGCTGTAGCGATGGATTTAAGCGCTTTTTCCTGTGCGTTTGCGGCTTGGGTCTGAAGTAATTTGGCCTGTAGTTTGGTAAATTCTGCCCCGGTGACTCCGGTAATTTTCTGAAGGCTGGCAAGGTCAACACCAAGTCCGGCAAGGTCTTTACCAGCAACCTGTGCGCCTTTTGACAGTGAACTGAGGTTAGCGACAAGGTTATTGATACTTTTCTTAACCTGATCGCCACTGAGAGCGTTCCCCATTGCGTTTGAGATTTCGGCGGCTGATTGCGTGACAATCGTCTTCGCCTGCCCCATGTCGCTCTTGAGTTGAGCAAGATCGCCTTTAATTTCAACGTAAATCGCGGGGATACTTCCAGCCATTATTTATTATTCCTGAATAAACTGATTGCTAAAGAGATCCCATGCTCGGTAGCTTTGCGTAAAAACGGGCGAGCAGGAACGCGAGATAGTTTTGTTGGAGCGCCGAACTTATTCAACATTACGTGGCCGAATTCTACGAGATGTGCATGGTTGCCTTCTGCCCTGGTGCCGCCGGACGCCATGACGATATATCCGCCGTCGTTGTATTTTGATTTCCGCTTTCGGATAGAAATCCTGAGCCGCCCGGTCTTGTCGGCGAAAAGAGATGTGGCCTTGGCTTCGGTATAGACTGCCGTGGCTACTGTTTCGAGATTCGCATCGATTGCGGCAACCACCTCTTCCAACTGAGCGTCAAAGCCCTCGATGTTGTCTAACCTGACCCCGGCTCGTATCATTTCGACCGCATCTCCCCAAGCGCCGCCCGCTCCATAATTTTGATGCAATCGAACACATCTTCACGGTCTGCCATCTTCACCCGCCTTATGCTTAATACTGCCGGTAGTGCTGAGTAATCCAAACCTGTCGGGCCATTCATTCCGACTCGCCATTGAGTGAGCATGTCGCAAAAAATCGATACTGCTAAAAAATTATCGGGGAAAATCCCATCTTCTGCCCCGGTGAAGCTCTCGGACTCCTGAACCAAATCGAGCGGGAGTCCGAGTCGTCCTGCTGCTTCCTCGGCTTTGCCGTCGCCGCCAACGAGTCTGACGGCGACGGCTTCTAGTTTTTTATCCTGCTGCCGAAGAGTAGCTTGCTGTACTGCCCAAATATTTCAACGTATGCCGCTGGATAATTCGTCAGAAATGCCGTGACATTCTCTTCGTCAAAGTCAGCTTCTACGCCAGGCCAGGAGACGACGAAATCCATGAAGGCATCCACGTATGTTTTCGCATCCCGTGTTACTTCGCCTTTTTCGTCGCGTTGCTCACTGAGGCCGTCGAGCCATTCCCGAAATGCTTTCTGGTCGCGATATTTGAAAACCATCGCGACCTTTTCGGGATTTTCGACGCCTGGGACAGTCACATCAACATGAGCCTTGAACGTCGGGTTAATACTTAGTTTCAATTTTGCCATTTATCACACCACCTTAACTGGCGTAATAGGTTGGCAGACCGTTGGACGTAATAACCGCTTTCGTGGTTACGAGTCCTTGAGCCTGACCGCCTGGAAGCCCAGCAAACCCAACATAACCGGCGAAATAGAGGATCTTCCCGCCTGATCCAAATTGGAACTTGAACCCACGCCGCGCCTGGATGTCGGAAGCCGCTTTCATCGCGATCTGACCGGCGTCGGTGCTATCCCAAATGTGATCCATCTGGTAACTAATAGCACTCGGAAGTCCCGGAATTTGCTTCTTAAAATTGTCGTGGATGGTGGTGGTGTCGATAAAATCGAACTCACCGCCTGACGCATTGATAGTTGTTGCAGAAGAGATTGTGGTGCCGAAAGTCAACTCTTCGGCGGTCCCGGAGACGAATGTCTCGTAGTTGGTGGTATTAATACCCTCAAGTTCGAAAGTGTCTGCGGCGACGTTGTCGACCCGCACAACTTTTTCATTCAACTGGTACATCCCCTCGACACTCAAATAAACGAGGTCGCCATCAGCAAAACCGTGAGCGACAGATGTTACTACGCCCGGCGATGCCTTGGTAATTCCGGTGATTGTTTTTGCAGCGCCAATTGCGGACTGCATCGCTACGTTAACATTTTTCCAAACTATTGGTGTTGCCATGTTGTTCCCCTTTCTGCTATCACAGCAGTAAGTTTCCGCCCCTGTCTCACGACGGTGCTTTTGTTTGAGTGCTTACCGGCCTACGGCCAGATATAAAATTCAAGCATTACGCGATATTCCTTGCTTGCCTCCTCGTAGAGGTCCAT